AAGGGATAATGCAACCAGTGCTTGAGGGGGTATAACTACCCCCTTTTTTTCTAAATACTTATACCTATTTTTTTACCCATGCTAGGAAAATCAAAGGCACAGGTAGAAGAAAAAGAAGACCATCATGAAGATAAAAGTGAAGTTCTTGGTAATCTGGTGAAAGTAGTAGTTTTAATTTGGTCTGCTTCTCTCCTCACCTTTAGCTACGTAAGACTTCCCAACGGTCAAAAGATTCTTGACTTTGACCCTACTTTTATTGCATCAGTATTCTCTGGATCACTTGCTGCATTCGGATTAAGTCCTGCCAAGGCAGGTGGTGGTAATGGAAATGGTAAACCAGTAGCAAAGAAAGAACCAGAGGTTGTATCTGCGGTTGAACCTAAGAAACCATAAATAAAATGCCAAAACAATCTACAGAAACTGAAGGTAAAACCACATCAACATCAAAGCAAATTTCTTTATCTAAGTGGTTTGTTATCGGTGTTGGTGGACTTATTGCTGTAGCACACATTGGTGTTCTTGGTTATTTGATAAAGAAGGAACCTCATACTCAACAACCACCTACATTTAATCTTCCCCGTGGTCCATATTCATCTTATCGAATTAAGGCAGGTAAGGATGGATATGAAATTGAATATCGTGCAAATGACCCTAAAGTTTTGGAATCTGAAAGATCGATGAATTCCAATAGAACTAGACAGGGATTGTTTGGTGGTGGTACAGAAGAACGTGATGAGTATCGTCGAGATCAATATACTATGGAAGGTGTGAGAAATATAGGGGGTGCAACAGGTGAAGAGGGAAAGTCGAATGCAAAAAGCGAAGAGTGCATCAGGGCGGACGCTGGCGCACGATCACAAGGTGCGATGGCAGGTAGTGCTATAGCTGCTGGAGCTATCGTTCCTGCTGTTGTCAACATTCCTTACATTGGATGGTTGGCAGGTGGTTGGGCATTGCTCCTAGGACAGAAAGCAGGATCTGAGATTGGATCTGAGGTTGGTTCTGTCTTTAATGATTGTTGATGGAGAACTGGTAGGTCAGGAAGTCAAAACAAACTCTAAGTATAAAAACTTATATCTTGAATAGATAGTGTAGTCGTGAAAGAAACAATGAGGTTCTTTTTTGTACTTCTGGCTACACTATTTTTTAGTGCCCCTGCGTGGGCAGTGGACGTTCAAATGGGATATGATGGTAATCTAGTTTTCGAACCATCAGAAGTCACCATTGCCGCTGGAGAGTCCGTTCACTTTATAAACAACATGCTTCCTCCACATAATGTAGTGGTAGAAGATCATCCAGAAATTTCACATGAGGGTCTTGCAATGATGCCTGGTGAAGAATTCGACGTAACTTTTCCTGAAGCTGGAGACTATACTTACTGGTGTGGTCCTCATAAAGGAGCTGGTATGATTGGAATTGTACATGTTAACTAATGGATTCAGACGAAAAAAGGGAGTTTTATAAGTCATTGAGGGAAAGGGTTTATCAATTAAGGATGGCATATCTTTTTGAGGAACCCTGTCCTCTTTACGAAGAGGATGATGAGTGGTGGTCATGTAAATTATTCTATGATAGGGACGAAGACGATGGTACTGGCTGATTTTTTAATTTGGATTTGTGTTCCATTTGTTGTAACAACTCTTTGTTTTGGTTTTATAAAAGGTGAAAATGATTATTATGATTCAGATGACTATGATGGAAACGGTACGGCACATTAAAAATGATTTTATTTGTTAGACATTGGATGGAGTCACCACCTGCATTAGGGTTTCTTGGATTTATTTTAGTGTTCGTTCCTATTCTAGGAATGTGGGCAGTTCATAAATATGGTTGGGAACATTGGGAACCATTTAATCGGTATGAACCTCCTACTCCACCCACTAAATGATATAAACGACGTAACATGGAGTGTTGTCATTTGTTTGGCAACACTCCTTTTTGGTGTTGGTTATTATATCTACTATATACTTCGTATGTCTTTCTCTGAAATGAGCGATGAGCGACCTGACGAATAAGGATGCTGAACAAGATTCTAAACTTGCTGTTCTAGAAAGTAGAGTAGAAAGTTTTAGAGAAAGAGTTATTAGTTTAGAGGAACGTATGAAAGAAGTTCCTCAAATGAATGAGTTAGATTCTTTCGCAAGTCGTATTGAAAAACAAAATGATGACCTTAAGAATAGAGTCAGACAGTTAGAACGTTGGGTATGGGGTGCTGCTGCAGTCATTGCGGTTGGTGCATTTGTGATTGGTATTGCAGCAAACGCACAGGAGACAAATCATGGGTGCTATGAAACCACCAAGTCGTAAGAGTTGTTACAATTTTAGAGTCACCTCTATAGATAGAGTGTTGGATGGCGACACGATCGATGTCACAATTGATCTCGGTTTTGACCTTTATAAAAGAGAGAGAGTTAGAGTTGCTGGTGTGGACACGCCAGAGAAAAGAACCAAAGACCTTGAAGAAAAGGAACTGGGTATTCATGCGACTAACTGGCTTAAAGAGAAACTCGAAGGTGCTATTTCTGGCGACGATGATCTCGTTATCCGCACTGAACTTGTTGGCGGCGTTGGGAAATATGGGCGTCTTCTTGGCTGGCTATACATTGGGGACGCAGAGTTGTCGCTCAACGAACAAATGATCACCGAAGGATATGCTTGGGCATACGATGGGGGAACAAAGAAAAAAGATTTTGAGGAACTGCGTGAAATTCGTAGGGCACATGGCACACTCGTCTGACCTTACGACGGTTAATTTATAAATACTATTGTGTTTTAATAATAGTATGAAACATAAACACCATATTATACCAAGACATATGGGTGGTACTGACGACCCTGATAACATTGTAGAGTTATCTGTAGAGGAACACGCCGCCGCTCATTTGAAGTTGTATGAAGAGCATGGTAATGAACTTGATAGGGTTGCTTACGAGGCGCTATCAGGTATGGTAACTAAAGAAGAAGTAATACAACAAGTATTGTCAGAGGCAGGTAAAAGGGGTGGTGCAAAGGGGAAAGGTAAGATACCCTGGAATAAAGGTAAGAAGACTGGACCATGCCCTGCTGTTGCAGAAGCAAATAGGAAGAGAGTTATTACAGAAGAACAAAGAGAAAGAATGCGAGCCGCGGGTAAAAAGAACAAGGGAAGAAAACGCCCAGACTTGGCCGAGAGAAATAGAAATAAAGATATGACTAAAGTAAATAGAGATATTAACGGAAGGTTTGTATGATGAGTGGTATTTTTGTATACGGATTTATAATCCTACTTTGTTTTACAATGGAACAAACTTGGACTAGAAAATCATGATAAGTTTATATCTTACTGTTACAATCATTGTTCTCATGATTGCATACGCAGGATTTGAGAATACAATAAAATTGTTTGCATATATTGATTTACAGTTAAGATTTGTTCTCATTCGTATGAAAATGGAGATAATGAAAAGAAAGTTAAAACGTCAGTTAGATATAGATAAAGAAGAACTTTTTAAAAGGATTGATCAAAATGCAAAAGATCGTTAACACTATTGCATTACTTTCTGGTCTTGTATCACTTGGTGTGGTCATAGGAGGATCATATCTTTATCTTAATAAAGATGCAATGATTGAAGATGTAAGGGTCAAGGTAACGGAAGAAATTACAAATGCTATAACAGATGCATTACCAGGTATTGTAGATTCAGCAATACCAGAACTGCCTAGTACTACTGGTGAAGTTATTCCATCTTCACCCAACTTTACAGGTGGTGCAGTTCCTTTCTGAGAATTGAATGAACTAATGTAAATAATACAGTTTAATTGACACCATGACTAAATCTGTACAGAAAAAAAGACGAAGTAGTTCAGATGACAAATTCTTTCTTTATGTTGCTTTTCATTCAGCACTAACTGCTATTGCAAACTTCTTTAAAGATGATTGAGATACCAGAGATAAAAATAAGGTCTATTGACATACCACAATGGACCTTTAATGATCCTTCACAATCACTACCATATGAACCACCTGTAACGTTAAATATAGGTGTTCCAATTATTGACATACCAGGATGTGTTGAGGCTCATGAGTCAAACAACGGATCAAAGACCATTAACTCCGATGATGAGAATGGCATTGTTACGTATTGCGACGCTGGTATTCCCAGTTACAATCCTATTAATTTTGAACCTGAACAGATAATCCCCACTAAACCTTCGGGAGTAGATACAAGACAACCTGAAACTCCCACTTCTCCTGAATTACCGATACCTAAAACTCCCCCTGCTACTGCTAAGGTAGACTGCCCCACACCAGCACAGCAGGCAAAAGAACCTGTTGGTACATACATTGAGGGGTTTAGAAAGAAGGTTACTGACTATCAGTTAGTTGGCAACCAGTGTATTCAGATTACAGAACCTGTGCCTCTACCAGAGCAGATTGTTGCTGGTCTTCCTAGTCCTGGATCTGTAGTCATGACTGGTGGTATTGCAGTTGTCGCTACAGCATCAGCACTTATGGCAAAACCGTTGGCAGATATCCTACTAAAGGTTATCAAACCAACGGTCAAGAAAGTGATGAAAAAGATTGCTGCTATCAGGGGGAAATCTGTTCCCGTCCTGTCTGTAGCGGAGCGCCAAGATCTTCAGCGCGAGAAGACTGAGGCGATACGGACGTTGAAGAAGGTCTTGAAACCGAAGGGATAGAATGTCTATGTGGGGGAATGACACCACCAGGGTTAGTAACAACCACATCCGCACACACTTTATAATATGGAGACTTGGGGTGGAAATAGATACCC